AGGTTTTGGGTATTTAAAAGTACACACCGATTGTGCTTTGCAAATTATATGGACTCCCGTTACTACCTCCAATATAGCGCAAGGCACACGGAAACGCACCCGCAAACGGAAACGCACCCGCAAACGGAAACGTACCCGCAAACGGAAACGGAAACGTACCCGGAGACGGAAACGCGCCCGAAAAAAATAAAAATATTATAGTCCCTTCTAACGGATATTTATAAAACATTCCTCAAACAGTCAAATAACGGGGTCTTGGTGGGTTTTGTGGCACTTGGTGGTGTGGTACTGGGTGGAGTGTTACTTGGTGGTGTGGCACTGGGTGGTGTGGTACTGGGTGGAGTATGACTATTGCATATATCAACAATATCCTTGCCATATTGTTCACCCTTTACCTTTCCAATACCTTTTACGTTTAAAAGCATCGGAATAGTAGTTGGACATTCTGTAGTAAGTAATGCCATGGTTTTATTATCAAAAATACAATAGGGTGGAATTCCCTTTTCCTTAGATTTTGTTGTCCGGTAGGTTTGTAACTGTTTATATAAATTACTATTAAGGATTGCTTCATCTATGATTGCTGGAGGTTTAGGAGCCGGTTTAGGATCTGCCTTCGGAGGCTCTTTTACTACCGGTTCTTCTATATAAGATTCTTCTGTTAAAGAGTCGTCTACATCTGACGCATATTCTACTTCTAAATTTAAGACAGGAATCTTTTTATAAAACGCGCGTACTTTAGGGTTTGTCGTAATAACACGAGGATTGAATTCCGTAAGATATAACCCATCTAATGATTTAACTCTCGATAGAGCAACGTATATTTGACCGTTCTCAAATACATTATTTCCTAGATCCATTACTGCCGACTCTAACGTGGCTCCCTGCATCTTATGAATCGTTATAGCCCACGCCAATTGGAGAGGATATTGTTTAATACTAATGGTAGGATAATCTACCGATTGCCAACAGTGCTCAGAGAGAGTCTTGGTGATACCATTGTTAAATTTAATGACTGGACGATTCTCTATAAAATCTATAATCGTTCCCTGTGATCCATTACATATACCATTCTCCATATCTATATTCGCCGTACACATCACAAAGGAACCGACCTTTAATTCCATTTCCTTTTCACATTTACTATTCGTTCGTAGTTTATTGACTGCCATTTCTTTTTGCGCCGGCGTCAAGCCTCTACCTTTTTTTAATAGTTCAGGTTCAACCGATTTTCCTGAACGAGCATATTTATCACACTCATACTCCACCGTCATGACACATTTATGCGCCTCGGTAGTCAAGTCGTTGAATTTATCGGCATTTATACTATTTACTCTCGTCTTGATAGGAGATAACTGCGTAATTCCTTCCGGCTTGGCTATATGCATCCTCTCTTTAAGTATCTTAATATTCTTGGACGATATGGTGCCTTCTCTCACTTGAGATAATAATTCTAAATAGGTTTTGTCTTTCTGTCTAAAAATATGCGTTAGCTGTATATGTTGGTCTAATGGAAATATAGTAGACCAAATGTTCGCCTCAAAGCAAAACTTGCTATTATCCGATGTATCTTTACACACTGGCGGCAATTGGTAAAAATCTCCGCAAAATACCACCTGAATTCCTCCAAATACCTTGACGCTATTCCGGGCATCCCTCGCCAGTTCTTCTAACACCATCAACATTTTTTTACTCATCATGGAAACCTCATCCACAATAAGCACTTGTGTTTTCTTCCAGTTCTTCTTGATAATATAGCGACTTAATGCCTTTGTAATTAAGTCGCTGTTTTTCCCATCACAGAAATGAATCCCACTCCACGAATGAATGGTCTTGGCCTTTCCCCCGAGTAATACTGCCGCACAACCCGTTAGAGCACACACTTGCACCGATTTATTTGCACTATTACAATACTGAACTAATGTATTAATCAGATGGGATTTGCCTACTCCACCTGGACCGGTAATAAATAAATTCTTCCCTTCTTTAAATAGATCCAAGACATAATATTGCTCATCGGTTAAGGAGGATTCGTCCATATTAAAAAATAGATGAGAATATACTTTTTAATCAATTTTTAGAGATATGTTTTTTACCACTTGCTTTTTCTGACGGATATTTTAGGTCCGGCGCCACGTTTCTTGCTTGTATTTGGGTCATACACGTCATCTTCATCATCTGAATTGATTTCTTTGGATATTTCCCAGAAATCTTTAGACCCTAGTTTAAAATCACCGTGGGGATCGGCTTTGTACCAAAATATCTGGTCATGTAATTTATTCGATTTAGAGTTATTATTGATAACTAGGCATTCATAATTTTCGGTGCATTGATCCATCACTTGACAAAAAGATTCAAAGGTAGGAAACATTCCGGCATAATTGTCCCATATTCGGCGACGGTTCGCAATGTACGGTTCCCTCAATATAAATACATAATCTATATTAGTACGAAGATTCGGAGGTATTCCTAAGGGGTATTGCATAGTGATAATGAGCATAATTTTCCAATGACGACCATTCATAAATAATAAACGCATCATTTTATCTCTCGTCCACCCCGCATCGTATAAACAGTCATCTAATATAACAAATGCTCTTGGGTCTAATTTAGATCTTTTATAGGCTTCTACTTCTTTTTTTATTTGTCTTAACACGGTTTTTTGCCGTTTTAAAATATTTTCTATAATAGCTGTATTATATTCATCATGGATAAATAATCGGGGTACATGGGCAGCATAAAACCCATTTCCTGCTTCGGTACCTGATATAACCGTTCCTATAGGAATATCTTGATGATAATATAACAGGTCCTTCACTAAATATGATTTACCAGTGTCTCTCCTACCAATTAACACAATTACTGGTCCTTTATTTTCATTCGCCTTAAACTCTATAGATCGCATATCAAATTTTTTTAATTCTAAAGTCATATATTACCAGAAGTTTATACTAATTACATATGAACGCTATATATATTAAGTTTAAATATAAAATTAATTATACTAATAAAAATTAATGAAACTGAATATATTTTATAAGAAGAATAAAAACTATTTCCAAGGAGAGAAGCAGATTATAGATTGTAATAATATTCAAAATTATAATCCGATATACAACGAATTATTTAAAACCACTCCTGATACGTATAATGATTTTCAACTAAATTATAAATGGACTACTACAGAAATAATTAGTAGGGAGGATCACAATGTAGTAAAAGTCAAATTAGAAAATGAAACCGAGTCTAAAGAATCCGATATTTTTATCAAATATTCCCCCCTGTTAGATCCTATAAAATATTTATCCGGAAAGTATGAGTCAGAGCAGTTTACATTGCCAGCAAGTGTGGATAATGGGACGGTTCATTCAAAACTGACAAACTATCATAATAATGCTTATATTGATGGGTTTTTTTCATACATAAGCTCTCTTTTATTGAATGACAACGGATTCGTCCATGGATTAGACTTTTACGGTTCCTATTTAGCGAATCAAACAGACTATAGAGTAAATATATATGATGATTTTGACTATTTATGCTCTAATACCTACTTTATAAAACATATGGATCACTACCTGAAAGATGATAATCTTGCGCCCTTTACCAAACCTCGTTTAATTATTAATGAAGATACCGTATTATCGGATGATATAATATCTATTTACCCTATAGCAGATGAAACCGACATAGCAGGAGATGAGTTAAAAGAGATTAAATTAGAATTTTCCGATAATACTCCAAGCCATAATATGGCTTCTAGCGATGAGGAGCACTCTAGTGACGGTGGTGGATCTGAATCTAGCGATGAGGAGCACTCTAGTGACGGTGGTGAATCTGTGTCTAGCAATGAGGAACACTCTAGCGATGAAGACGACTCAGATGAAGAAGAGATATTTGCATATATTGAAGATTTCCCAGTACACGTAATTTGTTTGGAGAAATGCGTCAATACGCTGGATGCGTATATGAATACGCAAACAATGTCTGAGGACGAATGGAGCTCCGTGTTAATGCAAATCATAATGACTTTACTAATGTATCAAAAATGCTTTCAGTTCACCCATAATGATTTACATACGAATAATATCATGTATTGTGACACAGATAAATCGTACTTATATTATCATTTTAATTCAACGTATTACAAGGTGCCTACCTTTGGTAAAATATGGAAGATTATCGATTTTGGAAGAGCCATTTATACCGTCAATAATAATACGTATGCAAGTGATTGTTTTTTCCCCGATGAAGACGCGTACTCACAATATAACTGTGAGCCGTTTTTCAATCCCAAAAAGAATCGGTTAGAACCGAATAATAGTTTTGATTTATGTCGGTTAGCATGCTCTTTATATGATTATTTTATGGACGACGAACAAGATATTTTAGACCCGATACAATCATTAGTTGACGAGTGGTGCAAGGATGATAAGGGGAAAAATATATTGTACAAAAGAAATGGTGACGAAAGATATCCGGAATTTAAATTATATAAAATGATCGCCCGAATCGTTCATAAGCATACGCCTGAAGCACAATTAGAGAGAGAGTTATTTAAACGGTATGTGGTGACAAAAAAAAAGATTCATAAAAATAAAAATATCATGCATATTGTATAAGATTTTAGTAAATAATAATTAAAACTCCGGTGTCCCCGTAAATGCAGGAGTACTTTGTTTAGAAAGTCCTAAAATCCCCCCTTCATTTAATTTAGTAAGTAGAAAGATGCCTAAATAAGAACTGCAAAAAACCATAACAAGGTCCTTCATTTGAGATTTGATGGTTTTAGGTTCCTTGGATAGGAATTTAGAATCCACAAATTTAAACAAGAAAAATAAAATGCTAGAAATGATCGCTATGTATAATGGGTCCATTATACATAGAAAATAAATAGTAAAAGCCTTTTTAACGTAATGTGATGATGTCATCTAAAAGTGGTGGAGTTTCTATGTTTAGTTCGATGGGAGAGGCATCTAATATTTGAATCTTATCGCTGTCGTCTTGTGCTGCCTCTGCTGCTTCTTCGGCTTTGCGTTGTTCGGACCGTTGCTCTGCAATATTCTCTAATCGTTCAATCGTTTTAGGTGCTACTATCCTTTCTTCTTTATTTTCAACTGACATAGCTTTATCTATATCATTAAACTGAATAGATGCCGCCTTTTCTGCTACATCTCCTGCGATTTTTTCAGCAACAGCCGGAGACAACTCTTTTATATCTAACTTAATCTCCTCCATAGATTCAGGCTTCATCTTTATAAGCGCCGGCTTCATCTCCTCTACTAACGTCAAGGAGTTGGTTGGCTTGGTCGCAGCGGCCTCTAATGCTCTAAAATCTGGCAATGCTTTCGGTGGTTCCAATTTAGGCATGTCTTCCGACACAATAATCTCGTCTTCCGTCGTTTCTTCCAGATAATTTTGCAAGATTTGTTCAATCGGTATGGATTCTCTTATTGCATTTAAAATACTCTCCTTAATAATAAGTTCTAGCTCTCTATTATTTTTTTGCTTCTCTAGTGGAGAGATTTCTATCTCAAAAAGAAAAATATTAGTGTACAATTTCCTTGCCACTAATATATATATTTTATGAATAAAAGCCGACAGTTTCGGAATACTAATATCTATCTGCTTCTGCTTTTGCCCTACCCTTATACTAGTTAATGCTTTTAACTGAACAATGTGTACACAC